CAAAACATTCTGAAGAATACTTAGTCGACTATTATAAAAATCTATTACAAGATATAAAAAAACACGCACGAGACAAAAAAGAATATGAGTATACCATAAACCGACTTTGCATGTTTTTAGATTCCGAACATTCAATAGGAAAGTATGGTGATATATTCCGTTCTAAATTTATTAATAATAAATATACACCAGAAAGATTAGTAAAAATGGAAACTACTGAGTTTTTACCAGAAATATTTATGTCGATGATTGATATGGATAAACAAAAAGAATTACTGGATAAAATAGAAAGATTGTTACACACAGACACAGACAAAGAAACAGATACGATTCATATAACATCAGCAAAACGTCTTCCAGAAATATGTAATACACCCTATTGGAATATTGATCGTCCAAATATTATTATATGTAAGGAAAATGGATTGTTTTATTGTTTAGACCTTGTAAAATTATTAGAGAGTATAAACGAACGTGATGTAGCATTAAATTACGAAACAGGAAATCCGATATCAAAAGAAATAGAAAAGAATTTACGAATCCGATATAAAAAAGAACTTGACGATTTATCAAATGGAAAGGAATTATCTTTTACATATATACCAACAGAACAAGAATTAGATGATTTAACAATGACATTAACAAATTTGAAAGAACTTTACAATAAAATAGATAAAAAGTATTTATCAGAGAAAGGAAAACGAGCGATACCATTAAAAGAATATAATAAATATGTCCCTATTGTAACAAGACGTAAGTTTAATAGATTATCAACTGAAGAGTTTAGTGTAGAATTTATTACTTGGTTAGAAACTAATATTGAGGATATAGAGTTTAGAATAAACCAACTATCTAAACCATTACCGATAGATGATGAACCACTTGAACATACAATAGAACAAAAAGTAAATGAACAGATAGAAAATGTAGATATACACGATAGCCTACTTAAATTTATTGAACAAAAAGTATTAATAGATAATAGTATTATCACATCACTTATTGATAATTACAAAAACAGATTAGATACTTCTAAAAAACAAGTTTTATTGAATTTAGACAAATCAGACAAAACTGCTGAAGAAAGGATTGTGTTAAATGAATGTTTAAATGAAATTAATACTATTTTATCAAACTTGAATGATAGTATAAGTTCTTTTCCTGGATTATTGGGATTATTACGTGAAAAATTAGATAGGGTCAATGACTTAGTAGATGCATATTCGTCTATAACACTACGTCATGTATTAGAACCAGAACTCAACAGTATCGATATAGTATCCTTACAAAAAGAACAACAACAATTACAAAATGAGATCATGCGTATTGAACAATTAGAATTACAATATAATATAAAATAAATCATAACCATTTTATATTATAATTGACAAAATTATAATTGACAAAATAATGGAACTATTATTTATGTTAATAAAATAACGTTGGGCTCTGTTTTTTCAACTCCTTGACTATCAATACAATAAACATTTAAATCTGTAAAATTAAACAGACCTGGCTGTCCACTTGAAGAATGGCTAATATTGGTGTTAGGAATATTATAAGATGCAATGTTACCACTAAACGAATCAGTTAAACCAGATACATAGACATTCTTATGGGCACGAATAGCATACTTATTATTATTTCCATGAATAGGTTGTGTTATGTTTAATGTGCTATTATTCATATCTATACCAAACTCATTGTTATCAATAGTAGATACATTTGTATTCGTGTCAGATGTTGTTAGAACACATCCATTCAAATACATGCCTACATAGAATAGTTTAGATTGAATACTATTTATTACAATAGTAGATCCATGTGCATATAAACCACATCCATGAATAGGTGTATTGTTATTAGTCTCACACGTGAGACTCTCAGCATAAAGTCTGGTTGAAAGGATGTGTATCAGATGTGTATCAGCTATATTACTAACGTTAGTAGATTGGTTTTGTAAAGTATAATGGTCATTTTTAATGTATAAAGTACCTTCTGTCTGTTCGATTAGATTAAATGGATTGGATATAGAATCACTGACATCTACATTTATAGAGTTAGATGTCAAATAGACGTGAGAATGTATAGAACGAATACATGATTTATCAGTAAGTATATGAGAATTAGACAAATTAAAGTTACTATTCTCAATGTATATATCAGGAGTAATGTATTTATTGGTACTATATAGTTGATTATTTTGAAGTGTTAAATTTATTAATGAGATATTCGAACATGTTGATAGAATTGCATTAGACCCACAGTCTTCAATATCAACTGTATCTATTGTCATGTTTGAATGATTACCATAAATTCCAATACTGTTAGTAGTTGCATAGAGTTTTGTAATTCTTAAAGAGGTTGCTTGAATATGTGAAAATTCAGAATAAATACCATACATTAATGTAGAACCTGAACCATTGATATACACATTATGTAAAATCGCATTACAATGTAAAAAAGATAATGCTTTATCTGATATCGTAGGTTCAAAATCTATATTATTAATATGAACGTATCTGAGTTCTGCATAATTTTTAAGTTCTGTAAAAGAATAACATCCTTTTATTCGGAAGTTAGTAATATTGGTAATACCATTTGATGATAGAAACGAATTGGTATTATAGTTTTTATAAAGAGCTGATGAATATAAATCTATATAACTGTCGTATGAGTCTATCATTATACTATTGTTATTAGTACCCTTGAACCCACTATTATACAAACTCATTGTCGATTTAAGAATCGTCCATTTCATTTGAATACTTTGTTGATTCAAACAATTGTTATGTATAAACACACCAGTATAATTTTGGTCATCATCACTAAATCCTATACGATTTGTTATAATAGTTGAATTTGTAACGGTAATTAAACTATCGTATAAGGAAGTAGATGAGTGTTGAAATCCGATATTCGTCCATATCATATTCATATTATCAAAACGCACAGATGAAAAAGTGTAAGTATCAAGTACAAACGTAATATCTTTGAAATGTAAATAATAATTATCTGTTTCAAATGAAGTATTTTCAGTAATCACTAAATTTGTAGTTCTTTCTAATATTTCTATTGTATCACCCGGGTTAAAGAAAGATGAATCAGTATATGCTATAGTGATTATATTTGTAGCGGTTAAAGGATCTGCATCTTCTCTTCCAATTATCATAAACTCTCTTATATTATTGGAAATATCTGTATGTCTACATATTTTGCCATACATATGTTCAGTAAACTGGTTAGTTGGTATTTGCAATTGAATTAAACCATCCCCATCATGTGTTAATAACGCATCTATGGTAGAAGTGAATAGGCTTTTTAACATATCTCCTTCAATCATTACATTTTTCTTTTCTCTGCCACGTGTTCCAATATTAAAATTATTGCGTCCAGGAGTTATTAGGTGGTTTCCATTTACAGAACCATTTATTAGTTTTATAGTAGCATTTGTGACATAACTTCTAAACCGTAAAATTTCGAATGCACGTTCTAACGTATTCACTGGTCCATTGTCACCAGTACCAGGTATTGCCGATAATCCATTATAAAAATCTTTACCTATTGTTGTATCGTTGTTCACATAAATAGTAAGAGTATGTTCAATAGGAACACCTACTTTATTTCCATTTAGAGATGGATTAGGGTTATAATGATAATCATTTATACGAGTATCTTCTGTTTGAACTATACTTGGTGTAGGATATAATGGATTAGTTGGTATAGATGCGTTTGTAGAACCGAATAACCTTCTAAATTCATTAGAATTATTATAGACATCAAACCGACCCGAGCGATTATAGTCTCCAATATTTGTAAATGTATTCGCAATATTAGTTGAATTTATAATAATAGCCCCAGGAATGGTTGTATCATCTAATGTAACATATGTCCCTGGTAAGAATTGTTTAAATGTATAAGGTGTCCCATTTGTATTCTCATATACTTTATATCCATTACTGACATCACTATTTTGAATTTGTAATTCGATATCTAGATAATCTCCATTTTCTAAAATCGTTATAGAGTCATTTAATGGTCGTAGTCTTCTAAAATTAAAATTAGGTGATGTATTATCTATATACAGTGATGGATATGATACATTACCTAGATTATTACCTGTTATATTACTTTCAAAATCAACTCTAAAATTAACTGTATCGTCAATATTTTCAATTAAGATTGTTCCGTCCTTTGATTGTAATTTATAAAATTGAAGTGTGTGTGTATTTTCTAATGAATTATTAACATAAATTTCTGCCAATTGTCCTCCTACATCTAGATTTTCTGCATTTAAATTTAACTCAAAATCTATCGTGTCCACGTTTTCTTTGATCTTTATGAATGTTCCACCTTGTAATGTCCTAATATTGTGAGTTGATGTCTTAGTATCTTGATAGATACGGACACCATCGCCTATGTTACGAAGGTTCATACTAATATTACTATCACCGTTCAATAATCTCCATGTAGTACCATCATGATAACAAAAATCTCCCGTGTTTTGTGTAATTAGAATATCCCCTTGTCTTCCATAATTGTCTCTGATATCTTCTATCGAACTTAATATTGGTATTTTTAATGTACCAAGCACGTTTAAATTATTATATAATTCACTCTTAATTACTTTCATAAGTTATTATTATTCAATACTTTTTTTATAATCTTTGAATATTATATATTCATCTCTACACGTGTTTTGTATGATATATTTGGATATTCTGTATATATTTCTATTTGTATTGGATATAACTTACAGTTTTTCAAGACTATATAATAATTTTTTCTGTTTTTTTTTATTCTTGCCCATTTCACATGATTTAATAACACATCACGCAATCCATATACTGCATTGTTAACACTAGACCCTATATTACAAAACTCTGTAGTTGTATCTAATAATAATGATTCTTTTTGACGACTTGAAATATTTTATTTCCCATTATTTTATATATATATAGTTTTTTGTCCTATAAAATTTAATATCATTGATATTATCATTATTAAAAACATTCCCCATAATGTGTCATACAATGCCGTTTTTATATTATAGTTTTTAAAAATACTTAAATTTGTTAAATTGAATATTCCATACACAAACAATCCTATTAGTAATCCATTTAGAAATGAATATCCATACGAATATTCACTATTCCATATAGATATATGTACTGGTATATATGCTAATAATAAGTATGCCATTATACTATATTTGTATCTTATCTGTATATCTTCTTTCTGAACTGCTTTTACTGTTTTCTTCCAATTTTCTCTTTGTACAACTCCTAACCATATAAAGTCTAATAATAATATCATGCATATTGAAATACTATACAATATTAACACTTGTAACACTTTCATTCTTATTATATTATTATACAGATTAATTTACAATTTGTAAATTAATCTATTATATTTGAATAACAGTTTCAACGGTTTAAAAAACTCAATTCAAATTTCATAATGTCTGCATTTAGTACGCGTTCTGCATTACCTGAACTTAATAGAAAATCACATTTTACTATGCCTATGAAACCTAATCGTAAAGAGCCCTCACCTTCTATGTTAAATGAAAATCATCATAATTCTTATAATTTCAATACATCCAGACAGAATTATAATAATATGAATACACATATATCATCTGTCGATAGTGTAACTTCACTTCCTTCTGTATCATCACAAGGTGAGATTAAATACTTCAAAAATAAATTAGTTGTGTCAGATGGTACTGCATGGAATACAGTATTGACATCTTCTAATATTCATGATATTCTATTAAAAACATCTTCTAATGAAGAAGGAAATGGTGGTAATATTATTATCGGTTCTGGAAATGGTTTAATAGACAAGGGTACTATTTCGTTTCAACTTGATAACAATACATTAGTTGAAATGAAAAATGACAACGAAATACATATAACTGATACTGTCATCTATCTCGATAATGTTATTATGAAATCATGTTCTAAAGTATTATTTGATACAAACCTTTCTACTGATACTCTATTCTATACTAATACTTTTAGTACTGTCTTAGACACTCCTTTACATATAGTAAAAACTTTTGAAAAAGCTGTTCTTATCTTACAGTTTGATAAACAAACAGACGATAGTATATTAATTGATACTATTCATGATACTAAGAATAAAACAGATGATATGAATGAAAAGAACGAGTTAGTTGATACTACGAATAAAACAGATGATATGAATGAAAAGAACGAGTTAGTTG